TCGCGCGGACCTTCGCGTTGCCCGCGCACCACGCCAGAAGGCGCGAGCCTGAGTGCTTCAGCGAGCCGTCCACCAGCTTTCGCTCGACGGTCTTCGCGGCGTTCATCAGCCGGATGCCCTGCGGAACACCGACCAAGAGTTTCGTATCTTCCGAGACGCCAATTTCGGCCAGCGCGTCCACCGCGCCGCCGATGCCCGCAGGGTCAGCGCCGACCATCGCCAGGCATCCGGCGTCGAGGACCAAGCCGACATGCGCCTTGATCCACTCCAGATCACCTGGCAAGCCGTCCACGACCGTCAGATCGCCGTCGCGCGCGAAGTCTTGATACAGCGCCGCGTTCGCCTTGCGGCGGTCCAGCCCCTCGGGCGAGATCAGCGCGTGCGCCCAGAGTAGCCAGCGGCGCGTGTCTCGCTCGCGCGCGATGACGGCGAACCCGAACAAGTCATCCAGACCGCCGCCGTCGATGCCGACCGTCGCCACCTCGGCGCGGTCGAGTAGCTCATCGAGCGAGCGCGGCCCGCCGTTGCCCCGGCTCCAGAACTGCGCCCCGGCCCATCCATCGGACCGCAGCGCGACGCCGATCTGGACGTTGAGATGCTGCGATGCCCAGCGCCGTAGCTCGGCCTCGCTCGCTTCGCGCGCCGCCTCGTAGTCGGGGATCAGTCGCTCGACCGTGATCGACCGGCCGTTGTTGGGCGTGACGAGGTGCCAGTTGCTCGGCTCTTGCCAGTCCACGCCCTCGGGGAACTCGTAGAGCACCGGAAGCAGCGGCGCGCTCAGCGTGCCGTCACGGACCTTGCGCGCCTTGGACAGCTCCGCCGCAAAGACACCCGACGGCGGTCGCTCGGACTGAGTCGTGATCTGGATCAGGAAGCCCTCGGGCTGACTGATCAATCCACCGCGAAGCTGGCCGATCACGCGATCCGCGTCCGGTGCCTCGGCGATGACGTGCGTCTCGTCCAGCAGGATGCCGGCGGGCTTCGTTCCGGTGACGACCTTCGGATCGAAGCTCTTGACCTTCAGAAACGCCTTGGTCTGTCGATATGAAATTCTTTTGAGGTGTCCTTGCACGTGAAATTTTGACGCCAGCACCGGGTCCGCTTCGATCATGCCGACGGCTTGGCCGAACGCGAGATCCGCGATCTCCTGCGTCGGCGCGATGAGCAAGAACTCGGCACGCGGGCGCTGATTGACCAGGAGCGCCGTCAGCATGATCGCTGCGCCGGCGGTCGTCTTTGAGTTCTTCTTCGGGACCAGGACGAAGGCTTCGCGGATCTGCCGCTGGCCGTTCACCACCGAGCCGAACAGCGCCTTGACGATGTCGCGCTGCCAGTCTCCCGCCGCTTCCTTCATGCGCGGCTGGCCGGGAACATCCGGCAGACGCAAAGCATCGAATATGCCCGCCGCCCTGCGCGCGGCGTCCTGATCGAGCGGGAGATCGGGGACCAGGGAGCGGCCCGCTAGAATGCGATCAGTCCAATCCCGACACGATGTATCCCAAGCCATCAGTGAGCGAGCAATCGTTCCCAGTCGGTCCCGCGTTCTGCCGTGCGCGCGGTGATGTCCGCTTGTTCCTTCTTGCCGACGATCTCATCCGGCGACTTGTCTCGCCACCCGGCGCGCGCCTTGAGCCAGAAGATCGCCGCCTGAACTGACTGGTTCGTGTCGCCGGTCGCCTTGCGAAACAGGCTCTGCGCCACCTTCGCATTCGCCTCGATGTAGCCCAGCTCCAATTCCTGCCAGAAATACTTGCGGAGCGTCTTCGGCGAGATGCTCAGAACCTTTGCGATGTCATCGGTCGGAACGCCGAATGCCGACATGCTCTTGACCGTGGCGCGGTCTTTGTCAGTCGGTGCGTAAGACGGCCTGCCCATCGCGATGTTCCTCGAATGTCATTTTGGTGTCTGCGTGACGTGCCTTCTTGCCCGTGAAGTCCTGCCACCGCTTCACGATGACATCGCAGTAGGCGGGGCTGATCTCCATGCCGTAGCACTTGCGGCCCAGTTGCTCGGCGGCGATGAGAGTGGTGCCGGAGCCGAGGAACGGGTCGAAAACCAAATCGATATTGTTGGTAACGTAACCGATTGCTTTTGCGATAAGGGCAACTGGAGTTTCCGCCACATGCAGCATCCTGCCGCGAAATGGAACCGGGAACTCCCATACATCGCCGACGTCATCGCCTGCGTGGCACTGCCCCCCTGATCTGCCATAGAGAATCATCTCGTGCTGCGGCCTAAAGTCTTTTCCGCCCAAACCAAAGCCACGCTTTGCCCACACGATGCAGTGGTCTGGCAAAAGCTCATTGATTGCAGTTGGCATATCAGTCCACGGAACCTTTACAAACCAGGCAGCTCCGCGATTAGCCTTGGCCGCCTCAAGAATTGCACGCCAACTATCGCTCCTGACACACGATCCTTTGTCGCCACGACTTTCATAATCTTTTGTGTATGGCGGATCAGCCCATGACGCGACAGCCTTCGCCCCAGCCATCAGCCGCTCGACATCCTCCGCCTTCGTCGAGTCGCCGCAGAGCAGGCGATGCTCGCCCAGTAGCCACAAGTCGCCCGGCTTCGTGACCGGATCGACCGGCGGCTCGGGCACCGCGTCAGGGTCGGTGAGACCAGCAGTTCCGGTCGCGCTTAATGCGCTTATCTCGTCCGTTCCGAACCCGGTCAGCCCGAGGTCGAACCCAAGCGCCCCGATCTCTCCGAGTTCCAGCGCGAGTAGCTCATCATTCCATCCGGCATTCAGTGCCAGCTTGTTGTCGGCCAGAACATAGGCTCGCTTCTGCGCCTCGGACCATCCCGCCGCGACCATCACCGGCACATCGGCCAGTCCTAGCTTTCTCGCCGCCATGACGCGCCCGTGGCCCGCGATGATGCCGCCCGCCTCGTCGATCAGGACCGGCGTTGTCCAGCCCCATTCGCGGATTGATGCGGCGATCTGTGCGACCTGCTCATCCGAGTGCGTGCGCGCGTTTCGCGCGTAGGGGATCAGATCAGCGACTTTCCGCCGCTCGACCCGGTCCGCCGGCCATCTATCCTGCATCCGTCCTCGCGTATAGGGGCGGGATAAAATCCCTGGGTGGCCCCCTGTGCATTGCGCGTCCCCGGGCCCCAAACATTAACACCCCCTACCCCATAGGCAGGAAGGGCCAGTTAAACGCCCGTTTCGGGTCGCTTTCCACCGATGTTAACGCTTGAGTGCCGCTTTGTTCTCGCCGCCGCCGTCTTTCGACCGTGACAGGGCGAGCACAGGGCTTGCCCGTTCGCCGGGTCCGTCCTCGAGCCGCCATCGCGGATCTCGACGCGGTGGTCCGCGACCAGTCGCCGATCTAGCGCGCCGCAGCTGGCGCACATACCGGCCGCACGGCGCAGCACCTCGCGGCTCCAGGCCCGGTGCTCGGCGCTGTCGTAATAGCTATCTCGGCCCTCGACCACCGTCGTCAGGGTCCGTCGCGCTTGCCCTCGTAAGGGCTGGCCCACCGTCTTCATCGGCGCGCCTCGCGCATCATACCGGATAGGGTAGGGTGTCGCCGCCGCCGGGTCAAGCGTGCCGTCTTGGTCATCGCCACTCCCTCGCCAGGATACCGAGAGCCTCGGCCACCATGGCCGATGCCCTGCCCTCCCTGCACCGATGGGCGCGATCCCAGGCCGAGCAGGACGTCCCGAGCCCCACGATCTCCACGACGATCCCGTGCAGCGGCCCCGGCCCGCCGAGCAGCTGCGCCGCCTCGGCCAGCGCCCGTCCCGCCGCCACCCGTCGCTCGATGGCCGACGCCTGATCGCCGCCGCCGGACCGAGGCTCGATCCTGGTCGCGCTGGCCCCGGCTCGCCCGCTGATCTCAAACAGCGCGCGATACCTCTCGCCCGCCGCCCTCTGCTCGCCGTCGATGGTGCCTAGGCGCTCCATCGCCGCCAGCGTATCAACGACCCTCCATGGCCTCGACGCCCGCCCTTGCGCGTCGGTGTAAGCCCGACCACCGCCCCGCTCGGTCCTCTCGGGCTCGGCCACCTCTATCCCGTGCTCGGCGTGCCGCGCGCGCTCCTGCGTCGGCGGGATGACCGGCTCGGCAGGATCGACGCCAGGGCGGGTTTTCCGGCTGCTGGTGCGGGGTGTGCGTCGGTCGGCATCTCGGGCCATGTTCTCGGTCTCCATGCGTCAGGCAGTCATGAAATCAGGCAGCGGATCGCCACCGCTCGCCCAGTCAGTCGGCGGCGACTTGTAGGCCGTGACCTCGGCCCCAGGGAACACCTCCTTCGCCGCCGCGATCATCGCGGTCCTCGGCAGGGCGACGCGGACGAGCTCGTCCAGCGTCCAGACCTCAAGCCCTCGCCCTTGCGTCGCGACGGCATACGCCTCGGCGCTGGTCCTGACCACCGCGATCACCCGGCCCTCGTAGGCCGTCTCCCAGACCACCGGCGAGATCGGCTCGGCCCCGACAACGCTTGCCGCCGCCTCGAGCGCGGCGACCGCCCGCCGGACCGCCGCGCCGTGCTTCTGGATGCCGCCGAGGTCGTTGCCCTCGACGGCACGGCACCAAGACTGCCATTGGCGGTCCCACCGTGCCCGTAGGTCGTCAGCGACCAGCAGCCGGAGGCGGTCCACGCCCCACCGTCGCTCGGACGCGGCGATGCATTCATCGACGCCGTCGAGGATGGCCTTGGCGAGGGAGTAGTCAGACTGGTTCATCTATTTCCCCCTGTCGGAGACACCGTGTCGGAAACGTCGGATCCCTAAAGGGATCTTCCGACATTTCCGACAAATATCGGGAGTGTCGGAAGTGTCGGTTTCCGACATTTCCGACATTTCCGACGTCATGGAAGCCATGCGAACTCCTCCGTCATCCCTATCAGACCGGCGTTGCTGAGCGCCCTTTTGTTGTCTGAAAACGCGTCAACAGATGCCTTAACGCCTCGCTGAAGGATGCCTTCTTGATAGCAATGCTCCTGCCATATCTTGATGCGTATGCATCTCAAGGTCGGCATACCGGGCATCGGCACGACAGAGACGGCAGCGTCGCTCGCCAGAATGTTCGTGAGCACACGCAACATCCCAGGCTGATAGGTGCCCCTTGGCCGCGCAACCTTGCGAGTCGCCGCCTCGACCGCCTCGACCGGCGGCTCCACCGCGACGCAGCTGGTCAGCGGCTTCCCCCGTCGGTTGACCCCGAGGGTGACGACCTCAAGACGGAAGGCCACATCGTCGCCGCTCTCAAGCTCGCGCTGCTTCGTCGTCCGCATCACCGACACCTCCGCCCCTTCGGCGCGGCTGATTTCGATCTCGGTGTCGGTGGCGGCGCGCAGGAGCGAATGCCCGCGCGCGCCCTTGGCGGTGTCCTTGCCCGAGTGATGGACGTATGCCAGATGCGAGCCCGTGGACTGCCGAACGAGATCCGATGACCGGACCAGCGCGCCCATATCCTCGGGCGAGTTCTCGTTCCCGCCGGCCAGCGCGCGACTGAGCGTGTCGAGACAGAGCATCTTCACTGACCGCCCGAGTTCAGCCTCGGCGACCTGCACGGACTGGATCAGCCCCGGCACATCGGCCTGGGGATCGAGCATGTTGATGGCCGAGGGGATGACCACCAGCGGCAGCGCGCGGCGATCCGGCGTGATCCCGTAGTGCTTGAGCCAGGCGGCGATGCGGTTCCTGATGCCGGCGATACCTTCCAGCGCGCAGTACACGACCGCACCCTGATCGACCTCGCGCCCGCGCCACGGACGCCCGAGCGCGACATGGATGGCGACGTCCAGCAGCGCAAAGGTCTTGCCCACGTTGCTGTCGCCGTACCAGACCGACATCCCGCCCTCGACCAACAGCCCCTCGACGAAGTCGAGCGCGGCGTCGCCCGCGTGGATCTCGTCCGCGTAGACGAGCGGGAAGTGCGTCGGCGGTCGCGGCGTTTCAACCCGTTCCTGCCGCGATGCACCCGCCGCCTCCTCCTGCCGATTTCCCGGCCCCTGGCGCGGCTGTTCGCGTCGCTTGCTCTGGTAGGCCGCGACGACGTCCTCAAGCGCGCCCATGCCCCCGCTTTCGGCCTTGGCGGCGATCTGCGCGCATTTCGCCCGCATCTCGGCCTCGGCGTTGTCGCGGGTGATCCGCCCGGGCCGCGAGAGATCGACGCGCCTCAGGAACTGCGGCCACGCGACCTCGTAGACCTCCTCGGCGGTCGGCCACGCGCCGTTCTCGCCGGTCAATTCAAGCGCGACCGCGAACACCGTGTCGCGCATGTACTCCTCGCGCCCGTC